GGTGCTGGTCGACCTCGACCACGGCGACATCGCCGCCAAGCGCGCGCACCTGGTGCGGCACCTCGGCACGCCGACGCTCGAGATCGCCTCTGGCGGGGTGACCGCGGACGGCCAGGCCAAACGGCACTTCTATTGGCGCCTGACCGAGCCGGCGAGCGGCGATGATCTGGTCACCCTGTGCCGGCTCCGCCACGCGATCGCGGTGAAGGTCGGCGGCGATCCGGCGTTCCGCTCCGCGCACCAGCCGATCCGTGTGGCGGGTTCGGTGTACGCGAAAGGGGGTGCCGCTCGTCTCGTCACCATCCTCGCTTCGAGCCAGCGCGACCACGATCTGACCGAGTTCGCCGAAGCCGTGATGGCGATGCCGCCGCTGCCCGGGATCGGCAGCGAGGCCGCCTTGGATGCAGCGGCGCACCCCTTCGACTTCAATGGTGCGGGAATGCCGCGCGGCGACGTGACCGAGCTGTTCGGCCAGCGCGTGCGCGAGGGTGGCGCCGACGGTGTGACGCGGTTCGAGGCGCTGTCGCGCATCATCGGCTACTGGATCCGGCGTTGCCGCGAAGGCCACGCCACACCCGCCCAGGCATGGCAGGAGATCCGCGACTACAACGCAGCGCGCATCGATCCCCCCTGGCCCGAGGATCGGCTGCGCCAGGAAGCGGAGCGGCTCTGGCAGCGCGACGCAACCAATCACGCCGAAGGCACCGGGGACGATCCCAGGCCGCAGCCCGGCAACGATGACGTCCTGCCGGTCGGGTTCACCGAGGATGCACTCGCCTCCGAGTTCAGCGAGCGCCACGGTGACGACTGGCGCCACGTCGCGGTCTGGGGGGCCTGGCTCACCTGGACCGGGGTGCGTTGGGAACGCGAGGGCACGCTGCGCGCCTTCGACCTCGCCCGCGGCGTCTGCCGTGCCGCGGCCAATCGCGCCAACAACGCCAAGGTCCGCACCAGGCTCTCGCAGGCCTCGACCGTCGCTGCGGTGGAACGGCTCGCACGCGCCGATCGGCGCCACGCCACCACCGCCGAGGTGTGGGATCGCGATCCCTGGCTGCTGAACACCCCGGCCGGCGTCGTCGATCTGCGCAGCGGCACGCTCGGCTCGCACGACCGCGCCCTCCACATGACCAAGCTCACCATGGCTGCGCCCGAGGGCGAGTGCCCGGCCTGGCTCGCCTTCCTCGCCCAGGTCACGGGCGGTGACGCGGATCTCCAGGCCTATCTGCGCCGCGTGGCCGGCTACAGCCTGACCGGCGTCACCACCGAGCACGCGCTGTTCTTCCTCTACGGCACCGGCGCGAACGGCAAGTCGGTGTTCCTGAACACCATCACCGCGATCGTCGGCGACTACGCCTCGGTCGCGCCCATGGACATGTTCATGGCGACCCATGGGGAGCGCCATCCCACCGACATGGCCGGGCTGCGCGGTGCGCGCATCGTCACCTCGATCGAGACCGAGCAGGGCAGCCGATGGGCGGAGAGCAAGCTCAAGGCGCTCACCGGCGGCGACCGCATCACGGCCCGGTTCATGCGCCAGGACTTCTTCGAGTTCGTCCCCCAGTTCAAGCTGCTGGTCGCGGGCAACCACAAGCCGTCGATCCGCAACGTCGACGAGGCGATGCGGCGGCGCCTGCACATGGTGCCGTTCACCGTCACCATCCCGCCGGCCCGCCGCGACAAGCGCCTGCCCGAGCGCCTGCTCGCGGAGCGCGACGGCATCCTCGCCTGGGCGCTGCAGGGCTGCCTCGAATGGCAGCTCGGCGGGCTGAAGCCGCCGGCCACCGTGCTCGCCGCGACCGACGAGTACTTCGAGGCCGAGGACGCCCTCGGGCGCTGGATCGAGGAGTGCTGCGATCGCATCGCAAGCCACGTCGAGACCACGGCGACGCTGTTCGCAAGCTGGAGGGCCTGGGCGGAGGCCAACGGCGAATACGTCGGATCGGTACGGCGGTTCTCGGACAGTCTGCTGAACCGGAACTTCGAGCGCGACCGCGAAAGGGCAGCGCGGGCCTTTCGAGGCTTGCGCGTCCGAGCACCGATCGTCCCTTCAGACCCCATGCAGTTCTGAGCGGCAGGCGGCCATGAGGAACACGCACCGGTCACACGGACTCCTTGCGGTGACGCAACTGACACAGCCCTTCGTAATCACCGTCACGCGCGCACGCGCGCGCGCGCGAACGGGTATTTCCGGAGCCTGTGTCAGTTGCGTCACCAGAACGACGGCATGGCCCACGGGTCCCCCGTGACCGGTCCTTCAGCCGCAGCCGGGCAGCGACGGCGAGCTCCGCCAAGAACCGCGCCGTCGCCGCCCTCACCACGTCGATCCCCTCTCGGAGACCATCATGGCTCTCGCGACTCTGACTCCGCCCGCACCGCTGGCAAGCGGCGGTGCTGCGATCCCCCTGCCGCTCGCCCTCGCGCATCGCGCCGTGCTCGCCCTCGACCTCGGCACCACCACCGGATGGGCGCTGCGCGCGCGCGACGGCGGCATCACCTCCGGCACCATGACCTTCAAGCCGAGCCGGTTCGAAGGTGGCGGCATGCGCTACCTGCGCTTCCACCACTGGCTGGGCGAGATCGCCTGGCTCGCCCGTGGCCTGGAGCGCGTCGTATTCGAGGAAGTGCGAGCCCATGCGGGAACCGACGCGGGACACATCTATGGCGGTTTCCTCGGCCTGCTCACCGCCTGGTGCGAGCAACGCGCCGTGCCCTACGAGGGCGTCCCCGTCGGCACGATCAAGCGCTTCGCCACTGGCAAGGGCAACGCCGACAAGGCAGCGATGATCGCGGCGATCCGCGCACGCGGGTTCGCTCCCGCCGACGACAACGAGGCGGACGCGATCGCGCTGCTGCTCTGGGCCACCGAAGGCCAGGGAGGGCACGCGTGATGCTGCCGGGCTCTCCCATGCCGCCGCGCTCGTGCCTGCATCGTGCGGCGAGCCCGACCACACCCACGGAGCTCGACGCGCTGCGTCGCCGTGTCTGGCGTGAGCAGGGCGTGGTCTCGCTCGCGATCGACGACGTCACCGACCCGTGGCTGCGCCAAGCGCTGATCAACGAGGCGACGAAGCGCTGGGGCGCGCGCGGAGGTCGTCATGGCGCGTAGGCAGAAGCACGCGGCACGCCCGGCGCGGCTCGACGAGCCGACGCAGTGGCGGCTGCAGCACGGCGCGGTGACCGCGCCGCAGCGCATCGCCGATCCGGAGACCGGCACGCCGGTAGCGGTGCGGCGCGCGATCGACACGCTCGGCCAGATGCTGGCGAACGCGACCATCACGCCGGAGATGCACGAAGCGGGTAGCATCTTCCGCACGCAGTTCCGGCTCGCCTCGCTTGATCCGCTGCGCGCCCGGTCGCTGATCCGCCTGCCCGGCAGCACCGGCGACAGCGTGACCGAGCACCAGGCGGCCGCACGCCAGCGCGTCGCTCGCGCCCTCGGCGCGCTCGGCGGCGCCGGCAGTCCCGCCGGCTCCTGCGTCTGGCATGTCGTGGGCTGCGAGACCTCGGTGCGCGAGTGGGCCATGCGCCAGGGCTGGGGCGGCCGGCCCGTCCCCACCTCCCAGGCGCAGGGCATGCTGGTCGCCGCCCTCGCCGTGCTCGCGGCGCATTACGGACTCGCGCGACACACTGTGAGCGTAGAGAAACGCGCTCGTGCGAAAGAATGTCGTGTTGTCGAGTGAAACTCACATCGCGTACCCTGTCGCTACTCGGTGAAGATGCGCCTGCGGGCCATCGGATCGGGTGCGGCACGGGTTCCCAGCGCGCCTGCGCGATGGGGTCCCGGCTCGGGTGAGCGTAGTCCCGCGTGTTGGATCGGAAACGATCGGCTCTCGGAAAGCCGCAGAAACCTTGGTCACTTGGGCAGACGGAACGAACGGCGAAAGACGATAGCGCAACGGATGGCTCGCTAGTCCGCAGAAAACGTGGTTCCTTCCGGCGCCGTTTCTTATGCCGGGGGCGGGCGCGCCGGACCGACCTAGCGCCAGTCTGAAAATATGGTTCGCAGTTCGCACTTTCTCCGCGTGATTTCAATCGGATAGCTGCGAACCATGGGCCGCATGGTTCGCACCTGCGGCCGTCATGGTTCGCACGTGGTTCGCACTCCTTCAAGCCTGGATGGTGCCGATGCAGCTCCCCTGGATGGCAGCGAAGATCGTGCTGCGCCCGGTGGCGGAGCTGCGTGCGCATCCCGGCAACGCGCGCGTGCACGGCGCCGCGCAGATCGAGCAGATCAAGGCCAGCATGCTGGCCTTCGGCTTCACCAACCCGCTGCTGGTTGACGAGGGCGGCGTGCTGATCGCGGGGCACGGCCGCCTCGAGGCGGCGGTTGCGCTCGGCATCGCGCGGGTGCCGGTGATCGTGCTCAAGCATCTCTCGGCGGCGCAGAAGGAGGCGCTGCGGCTTGCGGACAACCGCATCGCCGAGAACGCGACCTGGGATCAGGCGCTGCTGCGCGAGGCGCTCGCGAGCGTGCAGGCGGCGGAGATCGACGCTGCGGCGCTGGGGTTCTCGGCCGACGAGCTGAGCGCGATCCTCGCGGCAGCGGACGCGGCGGTCAGTGACGCCGACGCGCCGACGGAGGAGCAGCCCGACAGCGCGTCCGGGAACACGGCCAGCGCCGCGGATGCCGCGGACGACGCCGAGCCGGACCCGGCGGACGCTGAGCCGGAGGCGCCCCGTCAGTCCGTGACGCGCCCGGGCGATCTGTGGCTGCTCGGCGAACACCGGCTGCTCTGCGGCGACAGCACCGACGCCGCGAGCGTGGCGCGCGTGATGGCCAATGACCGTGCCGCGCTGCTGTTCACCTCGCCGCCCTACGGCAGTCAGCGCGACTA